GGGGAAAAAGTCCCCATTGCCGGGCACCCTTTTTTTAAGCCAGAAAATGATGGCCAGCGTATCCGCAGGGATATGTACCTCATCTTCCCCGACCTCCAGGTATTCCTCCTCCTTTTCTTTCCTTCCTGTCGCTCCATAGGTAACCTTTTTTAATTTGAACGTCTTCTTGAGCTTTACAGTGTACCCTTTCGCCTTTTTCAGCAGGGACTCCTCGACTTCTTTATCAACGATTTCCTTCCCCTTTTTTAGGGTGTCCGATATGTCCGGATACTTTTTCTTCCATTCTGACAGCGTAGACCGCGAAATTCCTATATTTTTTGCAATTTCTTCGTCCGTCAGGCCATCCCTGGCCCATCCGGACAGCAGAATCTTCTTGTCCGGATCCGAAATCCATTCCTGGTACTTGCCCCTGGCCATCTTTCTCACCTGCCTTTCCCCTTATTTTTGCACAAAAAAAGGCAGAATTTCTCCCGCCATCCAAAACGATGAACCTCCTCCTCATAAAAGTATCCATGGGCGACCACAGTAGTATAATATGCACAAAAGATCTGCCGAAATTTGGGCATTTTGCCACTAGACTTAGGGCGACCACAGTAGTACAATAAGAGCATAACAAGGGCGACCACAGTTGCACAAAAAGAACATAACAAAGTGACGGAGGTAGTGCAAAATGAAAAAATATAATTTATCCGAGATCATGAAAAGAGCATGGGAACTGGTTAAAAAAGCAGGGGCTACAATCTCCGCCGCTTTGAAAGAAGCATGGAAGGAGGCCAAAAATATGGCTGAAAAAATCGAAAACGCTGTCATTGATACCTTTGCATCTTACAACACACGGCGGTATAGCCTCCCTTGGGTATGCAAAATGGATGAGCACGGCAAATACAACTTTAACGAAAAGATCGGAACATACTCTGCCACTCATGGAGAGGAAGGCGAGCTGGTAGTGTTCCACCCGGAAATCGGACAGGTTTATGGTTACGGTCAGAAAGACTACCGTGGAAAATCCTATATCCGTTTTGCAAAATGGGACGGAACAAAATTCGTGGACTGTGACAAACTAGGAACAATCTAAGGAGAGTGCAAATGACCAATTTAAAAAGGATCCGTGAGGAGAAGGGGTATACCCAACAACGACTGGCACAGGCAGCAAATGTCAGCATAGGATCTATCAAATCCTATGAGCAAGGGCGCAGAAACATTAATCTAGCCAGCGCCGAATTTGTTTATCGGCTGTCCATAGTGCTTGGATGCCGAATCGAAGATTTGATTGAAAAAGAAAATGCTAAGGAGGAACAAGCATGAAAATTAACGGAATTGGAACAGTAAAAAAAGAAGAGGCTATGAAAATCTTAACTGCCGAAGGGAAAAGAGCTGTCAAAGCTGGAGAAATCTCCACGGAAGAGCTGGGAGAAATGTACAAACTTGAAATGGTCAAAAGAGCCAGCCGAATCGGAAGATACCAGGAACTTTTCCGGATCAATTATGATCGGATCCCGAAAGATATCACTGATAAATTAAATCCGGAAGATATCGCAAGCCTGGTAGATGCTTTTTATCAGTGCTATGGGGATGGAAAGACTGAAGGGGAAAGCCGTTAAGGCATCCCCCTCCTAGTCCTGTCACTGTTGCGTTAACATTAATATTTCAATCCGTGGCCGCCGGAATTGCTGGCGACTCCAGAACAGTAGCGCATCCGCTACGTCTGACAATTATATTATA